ATCGGCGTGTTCTTTGGCGCTGGTCTCTCTTTAAACGGGAAAGGAGATTTTTGATGTACCAGAATGTCTTAACCTACCCTTGTCGTGTACGCAGCCGATCCTCTCTGTATAACGACCAAGCCGTTGTGGCTGGCCGTTTGTACATGAAGATTGGGAGTACCTGGTATTTAATTACTACCAGGACTTATAACCCTGCGCGCATTTCAAGCACGTACCGGTATATTGAGGTGACCTCGGATTGTTTACACCCGGGACCACCTTACCGGTCGGGAGGCCCTTTTCACAGTGTGAAAATCACTGACTCGCAAGCGCGGGAATTGACCAATCAGGGTTCGTATATTTCTGCGAACACCGTTGGTTATCCTGCAAAATACGAGGGGGGCTTCTATTGCGGAGCTGTGCCTGATGCCTACCATATCTGCTCTCCGAGCAGAATGGAGGATTTGGCCGACTTCGGGGATGGTACATCCTACGGCCCGACTGCCTGGAATCGTTTTAAACCAGGCAAACCGACAGCAGATTTGGGCGTTTTTCTCGGAGAAATCCGGGAAGTCCCTCGTATGCTGTCGACTACAGCTGCTGGTTTTGCTGGCCTATGGAAATCCATGGGCGGACATCGGTCTAGTTTTACACCGAAGTCTGTTGCAAACCATTGGCTTAACCACCAATTTGGGTGGTTACCCTTCGTCAACGACGTCCGGAAGTTCTATCGGACATACCGGAACCTTGACAGGCATTTACAACACCTGATCAGGAACAACGGTCGTTGGGTTCGGAGGGGTGGGGTCGTAGATTCGGAAAGTTCTAGCGAAGTGGTAGGTGGCTCTGAAACTGCCACCGCTCACCTGCCAGGTTTATCTTCTGCTTTCTTTCCGGATGGTATCGGAGCAACCACGGGCTCGCACACTCGTTCTATTATAGAGAGTGTACAAGCTTGGTTCCGCGCCTGTTTTCGGTACTACATTCCCGATGTTGGGAGTGTCACCTGGAGACGAAACGCGGTCCGAAAGCTATTTGGGGGTAGCATAACCCCATCGCTTCTGTGGGAGCTCACTCCTTGGTCGTGGCTAGTAGACTGGTTTACCAATGTTGGCGATGTTATTGCCAATATGGACACCGGTCTTGCAGATAACCTAGCCGCGAAGTACGCCTATGTAATGTGTACCAGGCGATCTACTTACCAGGTACAGTCCACATTAGATATGAATTGTGGATCATTACAGAACACATGGAGCTTCTCTAACGTAGGGAAGTCACGTGTGGGCGCACACCCGTTTGGAGTTGATCTGACCATTGGCGATATATCATTGCGTCAATGGTCGATCCTTTCGGCGCTTGGTATTACTAGATCAAGCTACCGTTAGGATCTTAAAACTCGGTGCACGTCATGAATAGCTGCTGTGGTGTGGCAACCATAGTAGTACGTGTACCACCTAATGCCAATTTATATACACTAGGAGGTTACCATGGCATTCACAGATCCACAGACTATCACCATCAACACAGTCGATAAGACTTGTAACCGTGTAAAATCTGACGGTTACCGCTCGGAGTATCAAACTTCTGATGAGGAAGTGAAGTTTACCCTTTCTCACCAGGAATCGAAGGGTCGTACACGGCATATGGCACGCGTTGATCAACGCACCGTAGCCGCGGACCCCTTGTCCTCAGTTAATGAGTACAAGACTCTTGGCGTGTACCTCGTAATCGATGAGCCCGAATATGGGTTTACCGCTGCCGAGGCCGACTATGTTGTCCAGGCTTTAACAACCTGGTTGTCCAGTGCGAATGTGCTTAAAATCTTGGGAAACGAGCATTAATGCTACGCCCCCAGGTGCACATCTTGTTGCATGGGCAAATGGTGTCGCTTTCACTCGTTAGGTCCTGTACATATTATAGGACATTTTCTTGTGAGAGCGATCTGCGATCGGGTGTTTATACCCTGATCGAGTGACATGCTGTGGCTGGACGTCTTACCACCTTATTATAAGGAGGGAACGTGAAAAGCCACGCAAGAGACCTACTTGGTGTCCTGTTCTGCATTTATAAAGATGCGTGCAGGAGGTGCACCGCTGAACAGCCGAGTAATCGCGACCTGCAAACCATGCAGGAGCGGGTCAAACACGAGGGGGTGTCATTTTTAACGCTGACACTCCCGTCCTTAGGGGCTGACTTCGAAAAGTCGTTAGCCCTGGGACAGATAGAGCCTGACTGCTTCCGTTCTTTCAAGAAGCGGCTGAAGGTCCCTGCATTTTTGCAAGGTTTCTTCGCTCTAGTGTTTGACATCGGTACAGGAGGATTACTTAATGAACCCTCGGTTGAAGCTATCGCGGCAATACGACAAATATCGTACAGCTGCAAAAAGGTTCTACTGCCTTGTTCAGACAGTAGGACCTGGCACGCATTCGAGAATTACATTGAGTGCGAGCGCGAACTTTCAAGGCCAATCGATCCGACCCTCACTGCTTCGTTTATCGAGGTTAGTGATGCTCTGTGGCGCCCTGTATTTGGCGGTAAAACATTCGCCGAATGCAAACAGGTTCCTAAGCATGGTCCTGGATCTACTGCTGACAAACTTAGCGGAAATGCTAAGTACAAATTCAGCAGCTGGCACGATCGTCTCGAACCTTACTTCCCTGTTTTGACCACAGCATTCTCTAATGAGGGTGCATATGGTACACAGGAGTTCGAGGCATTAAAGATCGTGAATGAGGAACAAGAATTGCCTGTAAAGGTGATAACGGTTCCAAAAACCTTGAAGGCCCCCCGAATCATCGCAATGGAGCCTTGCTGCATGCAATACACGCAGCAGGCCGTTTCTAGCTATGTAATAGATCAGCTAGAGAGCCACCAACTAACGAAAGGTCATGTAAATTTTGCAGACCAATCTATTAATCGGCGGCTTGCGAAGAGGGCCTCGTTGGATGGATCCTATGCTACATTGGATCTATCTGCCGCCAGCGATCGTGTACCACTGTCGCTGGTGTCCTACATGTTTGACGGCGATCCCGATTTATGGGGTGCTATCGAGTCATGCAGGTCGAGGCGGGCGCAACTACCCTCGGGTGATATATATACCCTACGGAAATTTGCGTCCATGGGGAGTGCTCTCTGCTTTCCGATCGAGGCCATGTACTTTTACACTTTATGTGTAATGGCCTTGCTACGAGAGCGGGATCTTCCTGTGACATTCCTCAACGTTCTAGATGTATCGAGGGATGTCTACGTCTATGGGGATGATATAATAGTCCCTACAGGCGAAGCGGAAGCTGTCGTAAGCTGCCTGCATAAGTACTATTGCAAGGTGGGCATGTCGAAGTCTTTCTGGACCGGAAGGTTCAGAGAGTCATGCGGCATGGATGCATACGCCGGTGAGGAGGTTACACCTACCTACATCAGGCAATTGCGTCCTCGCGACAGGCAGGATAGTGCTGCCATAATCGGCTGGGTCAAAACCAGCAATCTCTTTTATCAAAAAGGGTACTGGTTGACCGCGGACCACCTTATTAAGGCGGTCGAGAAGATTATCGGTACTTTACCGATCGTCTCCTCCGAGAGTGAAGCACTTGGCAAGATTTCGTTTCAGCGCGCTGTCTCCATTAACAGATGGGGGCTGCGATACCATCGCCCAGAGGTAAGGGCATGGGTCGCTCGTCCGGCTTATCGCACTGATGAGTTGGATGGAAATCCTGCTCTATTGAAATGTCTTCTTGAGCTTGAGCAGCCGTCCTCCTTGATGGCTCGCTCGAAGGATAGGAAACATCTCAGTAGGTCTGCACGGCACGGCGCCGTCAAACTTAAACGCCGGTGGACCAGCCCGTATTAATAACACGGGCTGGTTGGGGCTATAAACGCCCCAGCAGGGAGAGAAAGGTGTCTCCGCAAAGGAGCCGCACCGCAGTGCAGCTCCCTGCA